TAGGTCAACAAGGAGCAGAAATTGAAAAATTAAAACTTGAAACAGCGAAAAAAATGAAGATTGCAGTAGAAGATTTAACACCAGAGCAAGTAAAACAACTTGAGAATCTTATAAAAACAAGAGATGAACTACAAAAATTAAATGAATTGTATTCAAGTATTACTTCAACAGTAGAGACAGGTTTAGTTGATGCAATAGAAGGTGCAATAAATGGGACAAAAACTCTTGGAGATGTTGCTCGTAGTGTATTTACACAGATTCAAAGATCACTTATTCAGTTTGGTGTTAATGCTTTTCTTGGTGGACTTCCTGGAATCGGACAGTTTTTCAGAGCAAATGGTGGGCCTGTTAGTACTGGTAAAAGTTATATGGTTGGAGAACGTGGTCCAGAAATGTTTGTTCCAAACGCAGGAGGGCGAGTAGTTTCTAATTCTGATCTTGGAGGATCAACAAATATCGTAGTAAATGTAGATGCTTCAGGTTCTTCTGTTGAAGGAAATGAAGGAGATGGAAGAGAGCTTGGCCGTCTTATCTCAGTTGCAGTACAATCTGAAATAATACAGCAACAAAGACCAGGAGGATTACTTGCATAATGGCTACTTTTCCTTCAATAAAACCTACATACGGGCAACAAAAAAGATCCGCACCAAATACTAGAACAATTCGTTTTGCTGATGGATTTGAACATAGAATATTATTTGGATTAGCAGAACATCAAAATCCAAAAATTTATAACTTTACATTTGAAGTTTCTGAAACGCAAGCAGATGAGATAGAAACATTTCTTGATGCCCGTGCAAATGATAGTGCCAGCTTTGATTTTGAAGCACCTGGAGAAACTGCTGCACAAAAATTTGTTTGCGAAACTTGGTCAAAATCTATACCATACAACAATAGAGCAACGATCCAAACAACATTTAGAGAAGTATTTGAACCATGAGTACTGCTCCAATTATTACTGATCTACAAAAGATCAATCCTTCAGCAATAATTGAATTATTTACAATAACAACTGATGCAACTTTGCATGGTTCTGCACAAACCTATAGATTTCATAATGGAACAAGTTTAAATGCTAACGGAGATATTATCTGGGCTGGTAATCAATATTTAAAAATGCCGATACAGGCAGAAGGTTTTGCTTTTAGAAAAGGTCAACTTCCTAGACCCACTCTTACTGTTAGTAATGCTCTTGGAACTATCACAGCTATCTTGTTAAATGTTAATCAGGTCACTACAGGAAATGATTTGACAGGAGCTACTGTGACAAGAATCAGAACATTGGCACGTTATCTCGATGCTGTTAACTTTCCTGTAACAACAACCAGTACAACAACTACAACAACGATTGCTGATCCTGCTGATGCCGAAACTGTAACTTACACTGTTACTGTTCATAATCCTGGAAGTGGGAATATTTTTAGAATCAATGGTGTAAATAATCCTGTAATCACAATGAAAAGAGGGTCTACATATATTTTTGACCAATCAGATTCTTCTAATAGTGGACACCCTCTAGCAATAAAATCTGATGCTGGAGGATCACAGACAACAACTGTAGTCGGAACTGCTGGAAACGCAGGAGCTACTGTAACTTATCAGCCAGCATATCCAACTGCTCCAAATGATTTGAGATACTATTGCACAGTTCATGGGAACGGAATGGGTAATACAATCACGATGAACGATCCAAATACAACAAGCTCAGAAACAACAACAACCACATCTCAACAGGTAAATCCATTAGGAACACCAGATCCCACAGCAGAGTTTCCTCAAGAAATTTACAAAATAGATAGGAAATCAGCAGAAAATAGAGAAGCCGTGCAGTTTGAATTAGCAGCAGTATTTGACCTTGCAGGTATCAGAGCACCTAAGAGGCAATGCACTAGGACTGAATTTCCTTCTATTGGTACGTTTATAGCATGAATTGGAAAGAAGAAGCACTTGCTCATGCGAAAGACCAAGATCCTAAAGAGTCTTGTGGTTTATTATTAAATATTCGAGGAAAAGAAAGATACTATCCTTGTCGTAATCTTTCAATGACAGATCATCAATGTTTTATTTTAGATCCAGAAGATTATGTAAAAGCAGATAATACTGGAGAGATAACAGCTATTGTTCATAGCCACCCTGTAACACCTCCTGTTGCTAGTCAGGCAGATCAAATTGCTTGTGAACGTAGTAATCTTCCGTGGCATATTGTCAATCCTAAAACAGAAAAATGGGGATATTATGAGCCATGTGGATATAAGCCACCTTTATTAGGTAGACCGTGGGTTTGGGGTGTTACTGATTGTTGGAGTTTAGTTAGAGATTGGTATAAAGAAGAGAAAAATATTGAACTAAAAGATTGGGATAGACCTGTAACACCAGAAGAATTTGTACTGAATCCTTTATTTGAAAGTTGTGCATGGAGAACTGGTTTTAGAGAGCTTAGACCAGATGAAAAAACAATGAATGGTGATGCTTTATTAATGTCTATTGGATCTACTGGTTTAAATCATGTAGCTATTTTTTTAGATGGAGATGTCTTGCATCATTTAACCGATAGACTATCTTGTAGAGAGCCTTATTCTCAATGGTTGTTAAAATGTACAGGAGGGAGGTATCGTTATGTTGCGTAAATTAAAGTTATATGGCGAGCTTGCAGAGTTTGTAGGGCATAAAGAATTTGAAATACAGGTAGATAGTCTTTCAAAAGCAGTTAGTTTCCTTGTCAATAATTTTCCGCAAGTAGAAAAATATATGAATCCTCAATATTATCAGGTAAAAGTTGGCAATTATGCAGTAGATAAAGAAGAAATACACCACCCAATAGGACAAGAAGATATACATATTGTTCCTGTTATTAGCGGTGCTGGTAGAGGTGGACTAGGAAAAGTTTTGTTAGGTGCTGCGTTAATAGGAATAGCTTTTGCGACAGGTGGTGCTAGTTTAACTTTTGCTCAAGTCCCTTTAGCTAATGCTGGTGCATTTACAGGTATAGCTTTTTCTTCGGGAATAGCTAAAGCTGCTGTATATCTTGGTGGTGCTTTAGTATTATCAGGTGTAAGTGATATGTTATTTCCTGTTCCTAAACCACAAGAGTTCAAGTCAGAACAAGATCCACAATTATCATTCAGTTTTTCTGGAACGCAAAATACCTCAAGAGCAGGTACTCCTGTTCCAATAGTTTATGGAGAGATAATAACAGGATCAGTTGTTATAAGTGGTGCTATTGATACTCAACAGGTGCAAGCATGACAAAACCTAAAGGTATTCAAGGTTCTGGAGGTAGAAGAAGTCCTCCACCTCCACCTCAACCTACAAGAACTCCTGATACTTTACACAGTAGACAGTTTGCTACTTTTCTTGATCTAATTTCTGAAGGAGAAATAGAAGGTTTTGCTACAGCTTCAAAAGAAGGTCGGACACAAGGAACATCTGCATATAATAATGCTGCATTAAAAGATGTATTTTTAAATGACACTCCTGTTTTAAAAGCAACAGCTAATTCTACATCTCCAACTACAACTGATTTTAATTTTCAAGATGTAACATTCAATCCTCGTTTTGGAACGTCAGGCCAAACAAAAGTTGAAGGTATTGAAAGTAGTTCTTCTATTACAGGAGTAGGAGTTACTGTTACTCAATCTTCTCCAGTTACTAGACAGATCACAAACTCAAATGTTGATGCAATTAATGTAACTATAACTGTTCCTCAATTACAAAAAGCTACAGATAAAGGAGATTTGTTAGGTTCTTCTATTTCTTTAAAAATAGCTGTTCAATATAACTCTGGTGGATTTACAGATATTATTTCAGACACTATTACAGGAAGAACTGCTGATGCGTACCAAAAAGATTACAGGATAAATCTAACAGGTGCTTTTCCTGTTGATATAAGAGTTACTAGAGTTACAGCCGATAGTACAGACGCAAGTTTGCAAGACTCATTTCAATGGACAAGTTTCGCTGAAATAGTTGATGATTCTAATACTTATGCTAATAGTGCTTATGCTGCTGTTCGATTGGACTCTATGCAGTTTCAATCAATACCTACAAGAAAATATCGTATCAGAGGAATAAAAGTAAGGATTCCTGGTGCTGGTGCAAATAGTTCTGGTACTCCGAGCGTGGACAGCACAACGGGCAGAATAGTGTATCCAGACGGATATATTTTCAATGGAGTTATGGGTGCTGCTCAATGGTGCTCATGCCCTGCGATGGTATTACTTGATCTTCTTACAGATACTAGATATGGATTTGGCAATCATATAACTGATAGTTCTCTTGATCTCTTCTCTTTTGTTACCGCTAGTAAGTTTGCTAATACTCTTGTAGATGATGGATTTGGAGGACAAGAAGCTAGATTCAGTTGCAATGTAAATATTCAATCATCTAGCGAAGCATTTGATTTGATAAATGAGTTAGCAGGTGTAATGAGATGTATGCCGATATGGTCTGCTGGTAGTATTTTGCTCGCACAGGATAGTCCAAAAGATGCAAGTTATTTATTTAATTTAGCCAACGTAACTTCAGAAGGTTTTAGTTATTCAGGAAGCGGATTAAAAACAAGAAATACTGTAATTTCTGTTTCCTACTTCAATATGGATAGTAGAGAGATAGATTATGAAGTTTATGAAGATGCTGCTGCTATAGCAAAGTTTGGGGTAATTATTAAACAGGTAAAAGGTTTTGCCTGTACATCAAGAGGTCAGGCTAGAAGATTAGCAAAGGCTATTTTATTTGCAGAGCAAAATGAAAGTGAAATTGTTGCATTTGCAACTTCTATAGATTCTGGAGTTGTTGTAAGACCTGGTGCTGTTATCGAAATAGCAGATCCCGTAAGATCAGGAGTTCGTAGAGGTGGAAGAGTAAGTTCTGCTACAACGACCCAAATAACTGTAGATGATTCTGCTGCAACAGATTTACCAACAACAAACAATCCAACTTTGAGTGTGATATTACCTGATGGAACTGTTGAAAATAAGTCAGTATCAAATATCTCAGGTGCAGTTATAACAGTATCCTCTGCTTTCTCCCAGACTCCAAATCCTAACACAGTTTGGTTACTGCAAAATGACACAGTTCAAGCTCAAAAATTTAGAGTAATAACAGTAGAAGAATCTGATGGAATAAATTATGCAATCACAGCTTTATCTTATGTAAATGAAAAGTACGCATTTATTGAAGATGGAGCAACTTTACCAACAAGAACAGTATCAGTACTAAATCTACCAAAAGATCCTCCTGCTGCTTTACAAGCTGAAGAAAAGATAGTTGAGATAAATAATCAGGCAGTATCTAAACTTATTGTCAGTTGGCAACCTATTGTCGGTGTCACGCAATATCAGGTTAACTACAGATTCAATAATGGTAACTTTGTATCTACAACAGTTTCTTCTCCTGATTTTGAAATATTCAATACTGACATTGGAACATATGAGTTTCAAGTATTCAGTTACAATGCTGCATTGCAAACAAGTGCGACTTCTGCTGATCTAACTTTCAATGCTGTTGGAAAAACTGCATTACCATCAAATGTTACTGGATTATCAGCCGAGCCAATAAATGAAAAATTAGTAAGATTACGTTGGAATTTATCTACAGATGTTGATGTTATTCATGGAGGGAGAGTATATGTTAGACATTCTCCTCTAACTGATGGTAGTGGTACATTTTCTAATAGTACCGATTTGATTCAAGCATTAGCTGGTAATACAACTGCTGCCGAAGTTCCTTATCTTGAGGGAGAATATATTTTAAAATTTAGAGATGATGGCGATAGATTTTGTGCTGGAGAGACAAGCGTAATTATTGAATTACCTGACAACCAAGCTCCGCTTATTACACAAACAAGAAGAGAAGATTTAGATAGTCCTAAATTTCAAGGTACAAAAAATAATGTTGCTTTCGATGCAACAACAAATACATTAAATTTAATAGGTGGTGGTAGTTTTGATGCCATTACGGATTTTGACGCTGTTGCTTCATTAGATGACTTTGGTGGGATTGTGCCAGAAGGAACTTATGATTTTGGAGGAACTGCTGGAGGAGATACTTTAGACTTAGGTGGTGTATTTAGTCTTGACCTAAAACGTCATTTTTTGACAGAAGGTTTTTATCCATCAGATTTATTTGATTCAAGAGGTTTAATTGATAGTATTTCTGATTTTGATGGTTTAACTGCAACTGAAGTTAACGCTGAAATGTTAGTAAGAGTTACACAGGACGATCCCAGTTCTGGCTCGCCTACATATTCTGATTTTCAAACTTTTGCTAATGGAACTTACAAGGGTAGAGGATTTCAGTTCAGAGCAAAACTTACAAGTAATGATGTTGCACAGGATATAAAAGTTTCTCAGTTAGGTTACACAGTATCTTTACAAAGAAGAACAGAACAAAGTAATGTTATTGCAAGCGGAGCAGGAGCAAAGGCTGTTACCTTTACTAATCCGTTTTTCACTGGAACGTCAGTATTATTAGGAGTAAACTCCAATATACCCTCTGTTGGTATCAATGCTCAGAATATGGCATCAGGTGATTTCTTTGAAGTAAGCAGTATTTCTGGAACGGGTTTTACTGTTCACTTCAAAAATTCATCAAATGCTTCGATTGATAGAAATTTCACTTATCAGGCTGTCGGATTTGGTAAAGGAGGGTAGAATATGCT